CTTGGTGCGTGTCTGAATCAACAACAGATTGCTGATTACTTTGGTATCAATAAAGACACACTACAACAAATATTCAAACGAGATGCTGAATCTCTCCGTATGTATAAAAAAGGTAAGGCAAAAGCCATTGCTGATATTGCTGGTGGTTTGATTAATAGAGCCAAAGATGGTGATACTGTTTCTGCTATCTTTTATCTCAAAACTCAAGCTGGTTGGCGTGAGGTTTCACGTGATGAAGTTGAGAGCGGTAACTCTGAGATTACTGGTATCAGACTTGTTAGCTAAATGATAAAAGACGTAGATGTTCTTGACCACCAAAGAGATTTCATTGAAAGCACTAACCCAACAACTGGATTAGTTGCTGGTTTCGGTGCTGGTAAGTCTTATGCTGGAACGCTAAAGACCATCATTAAAAAGCTACAATACCCGAGTGTTAAAGTCGCTTATTATCTGCCTAATTATCCATTGATACGTGATATTGCCTTTGAGAAGTTCCCAGAAATGTGTAATGATTTAGGCTTACATTATCAACTGAACAAATCAGACAAAGAGTTAATCATCAAAGACTTCGGTACGATTATCTTTCGTAATATGTCAGAACCAGAGATGATTGTTGGTTACGAGGTTGGCTATTCATTAATTGACGAATGTGATGTAATGCCTAAGCATAAGATGGATAAGGCGTTCAAACAGATATTGGCTCGTAATCGTGCGCCATTGCCAGATAAGAAGCCTAATCAAGTAGACCTCGTGGGAACCCCTGAGGGGTATAGATTTTATTACAATTTGATGGTTGCTAATAAACCAGATAATTACAGATTGATTAAAGCTAGAACAATGGACAACCCACACTTGCCAGAAGATTATATTGATACACTAAAAGATACTTATGATGAAAAGCTATTACAACAATATCTGCTTGGTGAGTTTATTAATGTTAATGGTAGTGCCATTTATCATCAGTTTGACCGTGATGTTCACGTTATACCTAATATCGGAATTGACCCGTATCTGCCGCTCATAATATCGTTTGACTTTAACATTAATCCATATAACGCTATTTACTTAATTCAAGTGATAGATGGCAAGGTAACGGTGATTGATAATGCTATTATTAAAGGTAAGCCATTAGTTGATTCACTTGATTATTTAAAAGAAAAGTTTAGTCATCTTGGTGCTAACTTATTTAGTGCTACAATCTATGGTGATGCTGCTGGTAAAGCACGTTCACAAGGTACTGCTCAAACTAACTATGACTTAATTCGTGATGCTGGTTTCCATAAGATGAAAATTAAGACTGCTAACCCTAGAGTTGCTGACAGAATAAATGCTTTAAATTCTATGTTGCGAAATGGTAATGGTTCTGTTAATATGGCCATATGCGAAAGGAATCACGAATTAATCACTGATTTAGAGCAGATGTCTTACAATGATAAGGGTGAAGTAGACAAGTCAAACCAAGACTTAAGCCACGCAGTAGATAGCGTTGGTTATTACATTGAATATGAACACGGTCTACATAAGACTGAAGTTCGCAATATTAGAATGAGAGTAGGCTAAATATGATTATTAATAAACACCCACGTAACGACATCAGAAGCACAATCAATAGCAATGGCAGTCGCCTAGCTAAATTCCAAAGACGTTATGAAATGTATAACGATAACTACAACGATCAAGTTGTTAGTAAGCTGGGGCAAATATACAGAGCCTTTGCTCAATTAAAGTTAGACGTTCAGATTAACGATAACAACAATATCTATAAGCAAGTAGTAAACGCTGTTTCTAATGTGTACAGTTTTGGCGTTAATAGAACCTTTGAATCAGATGCTGCTCAAGAATTGTACAATGAGTTGCGTATTGACAAGGTAATGGCTCAAGCAAACAGATATACAAACGCATTTAATGACGTTCTAGTTCAAGTTAGCTGGGATAGTAACAAAGAACAACCCAAAGTAATGTTAAGACTGCCACATCTAACCGAGGTTGGCTATTCTCAAGGTGATGTTGAATGGGTGGCATACTTTGTTGAGATGGTAGGAAAAGACCAGAAAACGGAACGCTGGGCGTATTGGAGTAATGAAGAACATTATTACATTGACAAACAATCTGGTGAAGATAAGATTGTTGCGGTAGAAGATAATGAAGAAATGGTTAATCCATTTGGTGTATTGCCTTTCGTGTATCTACATAACGGCTGGAGAGATGAATCTTTTTGGGATTCTTACACGGGTGATGATTTAACTGGTGGTACAATTGATATGGCAGTTCATCTGACGTTTTTGAATCACATCATCAAGACACAATCATTTAAACAATTAGTTGGTAAAGGTGACAACGTGGGTGAATTGCTCGGACAAGTATTAGACCCATTATCAATCTTAACATTGACTGGACAAAATACAGAGATTAGCGTTTTAGACTTACAATCAAACTATGAACAACTTCATAGAGTAGCGCAAGACTTAGCAAACAACCTAGCGATTAGCTACGGTGTATCACCATCTCAATTTAGAATGACTAGCCAAGCATCATCTGGCTTTGCTTTACAAATGGAGAATCTAAAGTTAGACCGATTCACATTAGAGCAGCAATCAGACTTTAAAGTTTATGAAAAAGAGTTGTTCGCATTGATTGGTCAAGTGAGCCAATATTACGGTAGTGATATTACTGGTGATATGACTATTGACTTTAAAGAACCTAACTATCCAGCTTCACAATCTGAGCAATTAGACATTGATGTTAAAGCTATTGACTTAGGTCTAACATCTCCGCACAAAGTATTAATGCGTAACAATCCAGACTTAACAGAAGCAGATGCTAGAGTTGATGTTGATGATAATATTAATGCTCGTAACGATATGCTTAACAAGGTTAAAACTGGTGGCTCATTGACTGATACTATGACTGCGCTAGGTCTTAATGCCAACACTTGATGCAATATACAATCAATCCCAATCAGAGGTTGATGCGTTTGTATCACAGTTTGATGGTGAGATTGAAAAGGTGTTTGAGCGAGTTAGACGAATCGCACAAGCTAATCTTGCTGGATTAGGCCAAGACGATATACTTCAATATGAGTTTATCTGGCGTGAGTCTTTAAAAGAAGCTGGTTATTACACGTTAGTTAATGATTTAATTGATACACAGTTTGATTCTATTTACTCTGGAACTATCAAAGCGTTTGATGCTGGTGGATTAAAGACAGCGTTCACAGTACAAGATGCTCAAAAGATTCAGATATTAAAACAGATGAAGCGTGATTTCTTTATACGCCTTGCTGATGATGTTGGACTGAGTGTTAAGCGTGAATTATATAAGTACGCTATATCAGATGCTTCACTTGATACAATGACTGCTGGTATTGCTCAAACATTAGAGGGTTCAAACCTTGCCAAGTATTCAAAGACTTATGCTAGAACAGCAATCAAAGACTTTCAACAAGAAGTGATTGATTTGCGTGGTGCTGATATTGAAGATGGTGTTTGGGTTTATGTGGGCGTTAGTGATGGTCGCACAAGAGATTTTTGCCGACACGTATTGAAACGCAATAGGTTCTATGATGATAGTGATAAGAACCGCATAGAAAACGACCAAGATAGGGCATACAACTGCCGTCATAGGTTCTATAAGATGAGTAAAGAGGAAGCGGAAGATAGTGGGTATAAAAGTAACTAAAACCCCAAACTGGGGCAAATATAAGAAGCGGTTGAAAAAGACCAATGAAGCCTTATATTCGGTTTCTGAAAGTATTATCGTTGGAATTATTAAGCGTACTCAATCTGGTAAAGATAAAAACAAGAAAGGCTTTAAGGGTTATTCAAAAGAATATGGCAAGACTGGGACTGTAAATTTAACTGAAACTGGCACTATGCTTCACGGCATTGATCGTAAGAAAATTACATCTGGTGTTAAGTTATACTTCTCAAATGCTAATGAAGCAAGAAAAGCATACGGCAATCAGATAAAATATGGGCGTAAGTTCTTTGGCTTAGATAAAGGACAGAAAGAATTAATAAAACGCAAACTTGGTAAATATATTGTAAAAACAAAGAGTTAGTGTTATTATTAGAACAACTTTTTATATATAAGAGGTAAATGTTATGGCTGACGAGCAAAAAACGGCAGAAGTCGAAACTCCTAAGACAGAAAATGAGGTGGTTATATCACAATCAAAGCTTGATGCGTTAATTGATAAAGGTTTTAGTAAAGGTGCAAACCGTGCTAAGTCTGAGTTAGCTGAATCATTAGGTGTTGATAGTATTGAACAAGCACAAGAGTTAATTAATGCGAAGCGAGAAACAGATGAAGCCAATAAGTCCGACTTGGATAAGGCAGCAGAGTTAATCAATACGCTTAATGGAACGATTAAAGGCTTGGAAGCTAACAACAACGAGATAAAAGCCGATATGGCAGTTCAAAAGGTTGTAAGCGAAAATGGTATCAAGGATGCTGATTACTTTAAACATCTATTAGCACAAGCAAGTGCTGTTGATGACTTTGACCAATCAGCATTCATTGAACAATTAAAAGGTGATAAACCTTACTTATTTTCTGGTGGTGAAG